AGATCGAATGCCGGTGGGCAAAAGGCTCCCAACAGATAAACGTATTGATGGCCGGATTCCATATCCCGGTAATAGGTGGTTGTCTTATGCTCCGGGAATGGCTTTCCCCTTGCCTTAAATACGATTCTTTCGGCCTCGTAATCATCGCCCGGAGGAAGGTCTATTTTTTCTATTTTCAGGGTCATTTGGCATACATTTGTATAACTCGTTTCCACACATGGAGACAATTCGGAGCAAACACATTCCTTACGCCTTCCATAGAAATGGCCGTAGAACAGCTCCTTGCTTTTTCTGGCACACGGCACTCATATTTATCGATTCTTCTTCCCGCTATTGGTACACACATGAGACTACCATTTTTATGAATATTTTGAATCGCCTCTTTTGCGGATTCTGGTAAACCGTCTTTGTCGTAATAGATATTCCATCCTCGTTTATACCAATATTGTCCCATTTTGCACCCCCTCATGAAGCACACCCACTAAACAAAGACTTCGGATCATAAAACGTCATGTAAAAACTATCAAGCTTGTCTGGTGATCGCTTCAAAATACTTTTCATGGTCGGCCTTGACTTCCCTTCATCCCCGCCCCTGGCCGTCTTTTCCATAACCTTGATCTTTCCATTCACCACCTCGTATGTTGGGACGCTCAATTCTTCTTCAAGTTCATCGTCTGGTGGCAACATTGCCGCCTGGTCTGTTCTTAGCCACTCCCGGACCATCCACATAAGTTGATCCCTGATATTCCCAAAAACCCCTTCTTCGACTTCGATAGTGGGCGCTGACGCGACCCTTACCGAATGGGCTATACAACCCTTCCTGGTCATCTGCGGGGCCACTCCAGCCCCTACCCCGGTTCCGTCAACGTATGCCGCGTAAACATATCTGCTCTTGTATTCCTTTGCCGCCCTATCCCCGGTTGAAATAGTGTCCATGCCAGACCATGCGACCGGTCTTTCGACAAAGCCGCCATACCGAAACATGCAGACATTCGAATCTTCACCAAACTCAGCCACATCCACACCCTGTTTACCCGGTATGCCCTTGGGTGGGACTTCCCCATGCTCGGCAACATAAGCATCCCACCTGAACCTTGCCTGTGCTATCCACTCGGAAGATATAAGCTGATTTGATCCCTGTGCCGGGTATTGCCCAAGCACCATGTAGGAAAAAGCAGCGTTCATTATTTTGTAGCGGCCTGCATGAAGCGGCGGGTACATTCTGCCATCTTCTGCCGGCGCCTGTGTCCCAACCAGGAAATCAGGCAGGATAAAACTATTCTGCTCGTCGTAGGCTTCGTCTTCTTTCAGCAGCCGGCACCATTCATTTACACGCCGGACGGTTGTAAGCCTTGTCACGGCACCCGGTATCACATCTTCTCCGGTCCTGACGTTTGGGTGGTTAAGCGCCGACAAATATACCACATTTGCTCTATGGTCCCGGATTTTCCGGTAGACTTCCCCGATCTGAGCCTTTGGATTGAACATGATCAACATCCGGACGTTTCCACCAGACATACAGCCGTCAGCGCCCTTATACACTTCGTCCGGTATCGCGTCACCCTCATCGAATATAAACAGCATATTGGGTGAATGTTTTCCTGAAAATTTACTTTCCCTATCGGCAGCGGTCCCACTCGTTGGGATTGTGACACCCCTTATTGAACTGGCTTCTTCCTCGTCTTCATCATTATCTTTAAGAGCTTTTGAGCTTAATGGCGGGGCAGATGAAATTTTCAGGTATGTGATATAATCTTTCTTGAATAACTTCTTGTGTTTACGGACAACATTCCCGAGTTCTCCCCAAAGCAGATTCTCAAGGTTGTCTATTGGTGGGGCCGCTGCGGTAAAGACCTTGGCCTTCGGGAACGATTTATAAAACCAGGGAGCAATTCGTGCCGCTGCATAAGTTTTCCCGGTTCCGGTGGCTGAGATAGCTACAGTAACCTGATAATCCCGTACCGACTCCATCAAAATCTTAATCTCATCGGTGAAACTTTCCCCTAAAACCTTCTCCCCAAAGCCAACCGGATCGTTCTGGTACTTTTCGTAGGTTTCGAGTGACCTTGCCACTTCCCGCAAAGACTCGTCAGTAACCCCGTCAATCCCCTTCAGGCCCTCAACAAGCAATTCGCCCGCCTTGTCCCGTTCCGATTGGGGCATTGCCTCAAACTCGGCTATCGCCGCCGCCAGTTGCTCGGGGGTTATTTGGCCTTCTTCTGTCATTTATTCACCAAAAAAAATATCAAGGAAATAGCGAATCATGTTTGTCGCAAAAGATCCAAGAAGCAGTCCACATCCAAGAAACCAGACTCTTGGGAGCCAATTAAAAACTCGGTCAAAATAACCATGTGCGTCCAGGCGTTTGTCTGTCATTTCGGTGGAGGTTCTCCAAATATCTTCTTATAGGCTTCGGCTGCCGATAGGCTTGTTTCCAACCCGACACCATTGCCACGCAAAAAGATGAATGTGTCCGTCTCTGTAAGTCCAGGCATAGATCCAATCAGTTTTGTGTTAATACTGGCAACTTCAACCGGATCTACATATATAATATCTATTTTGGTAGCTATCCCCGGCAACCGAACCATGCCATTCCCACGATTTTTAGGCCGTCTACCCATGGACAAATTTTCAGATAACTTTTTAACCAAATATTGGTTTCTTGATTCAAGCATCTCGTTATGCCTTTTCAAGCCAGCATCTTCCATAGTTTCGTGAAGAAGCCCCTTGCTATAAGTTCGTAGATCCGCATTCTCTGCTCTTAACCTTTCGTTTTCAGCTTTTTGTAGGGCATTCTTAGAAAGATCCCTATTGTAAGCGTGAATCTCCGCGTTGTCTATTTTCAGACTGGCAATTTGTTCGCCTCTACTCATGTTTTCTGTGTTAATTTTGCATCCAAGGCACGTTGTATCCTTCAAATCCTTAATGTCACGTTCAAGGTGTCTTTTGTTGGTTCTCAGGCCAGCAATTTCTCTGCTTAGACTTTCGTTCTCTGCCCTTGACGCTTTAAGTTCCGATGGGGTATCCGGTTCAACCTTATTTCCACCATATTTCCCACGAAAAGCATTCACTTCCGGTGCAGTGGTTTCTCCAGCCATGATCATTTCCCACCTCGTTCCTTGTTTTGACTGACGCCATACACAGCCTTCAGGACGTGGCTGCTTTTCTTTTTCATAGCCGCTTAGTGGCTGTATATGTATGCAACCAAAATCACATCCACCACCAGGAATATCCTTGTACCCAAAACATTTGTATGTGTATCTGTAAATCATTTTATCCCCTCCAGGTATTGCTTGTATGCCGGGTTATCCGGCGGTTTAATGCTTCCCACCCCAAACAGGCCGTGGAGCCGTCCAGGTTATTAAATCATCCGGGTTCTCGTAAACTGTATATCGGAATCCTGAAAAATGCCCTTGATGGCCCCTGATCTGCTCCCTCTTTAGATATCCGAGTCTAAGCAACTCTTTAACCCCGCTCCTCACAGCAGATAAACCATCAATCGAATGCTTAACAACTTCACTCTCATAAATAACCCAATCATCGGGACGGCTTAGAAGGTATGTTAAGATTCCCCTTGCCTTAAACGACAACCTTTCATCGTTTATCAGCTCCCTGTTTACCATCACATACGGATTGCTTCGATTTTTAGCTACCCTGAATATAGATTGCCCATTGTTCGCCAAACTATTGATATCAGAGATTTTATTTGTGTCTTGTGGATTCATTTCCTAATTCCCTAATAAAATCAACTACATAACACCGTTATGCGATTATCGGAAAACCGTTAATCGCATGCTACTAAGTAATAGGCGAGAAACAGGCTTTTTAGGTTTTTCATGTAGCACCACCAAAAAGAAAAACATGTCCAAGAAACTCAACCAATTCCTCTTTAATTACAGCACGTTTTAACTTGTCCATTTAACCAATCCCTTTAGTACCATAGTGTTCCATTTTGGAACTTGTTATATACAGAGATTACTACAGACAAGGGGTTTTCCTTTGCCCGCCGTTTTCGCATCCACAAGATACCTGAATCCATGATGATGCCATTGTCCACCAACCTATTCCTCAGAATCTGGCAGAAAAGCACGGCCGTCCAATAAAACGTTGACTTTCGCTATATCACCGACATGAGACGTAAACGAACCGTCTAAATCCTGGTCACACCCCTGCCGAAGCAAGTCCATTTCCAACCCATTAGCAACTTCCCTCAGCTGCTCAGCATATCGACCCAACGCCATAGGTTTCTCGCTCAGAATGTGCTTAACAGTAATCCCTGCCGTGTTCTTTACACATAAGGCCAATATACCGCCCTCTTCCTGCTCAGTCCACAGGCTTTCAGTTTTGGCACACTCCGCACGATTCCTGATATCCATCGTTACTTCCTGCGTTCCCATATGTTTATCCTTTAGTCGACAACCTTAATTTCATAACCGCCAAAATATCAGTAAGATCCTGGATTATTATCCCTCTCCTGTAAAATATCAAAAATTTTTAGATAATATTTTTCTGATTCCTGTTTTGGGGAACCCTTTTCTTAATCGTCGAATAAACTAAGTTGTTTGTCGTCTCCATACGAAACTGGTGCAAAAGAATGAACTATCTCTGGATGCAATCCCTCATGTATCTCAGCATGACAATTTCCGCATACAACTATACACCGTGCCAATTCTTCATATAATTTTTTCATGTTCGTAATTTCACGGATCGAGTGGACAGTTTTTTTCTTAATATGATGGAAATGGAGCGCTCTCTTGCAAGTATTATACCCACAGATAGAACACCCTTCTTGAAGTATCTTAGCGCTTAGCTTCTCACCTTTCAGTGACCTAAATCCACCCTTGTGAGTGGACGGATTCCACGCTCCGTTATAACTTTTTTTCTTGGCGTAACTTCTTATTCTCATTTGTATGTGCCTGTTTACTATGAGCATCTGGTAATATATTATAGTGCCTCTTCAAGGGGGTCCAAAGTCGGTCTACCTCCGATTTGGGCAAGGGAAACCGTGGCACGATACGAGCACCAGTGTGACGCCTGTTATGCTCCGCGATCTGTTTTAACACCTGAGCCTGCACCCAATGCCGCCGGTTGCCTGTGCGTATCTCTGCGACTATCTCGCGCTCCAATTCTACCATGTCGATGTCTTGAGTGCTGTGCTTGGGCCATAGGACTCCGGCTGTGGTGAGCATGACAGGCAGCCCGATGAAGCCCATTGATACGATGATATACAACACGCTATTAAAGATAGATGATCTCATGCGATAATCCCGCGATGTATAGCATATACAGCCGGGGTCAGGTTTATTGTGTTAATACAGGTAGTTTGTAGTGGTAGGGTAACATCTTGGTAACATATGCAATTACTTCTTAGCATCAGGAAGCGCCTTCTGGCCGGCCCCAGCGGTCTGAAAAGCAGCCTGGACGATGACTTTGAGCGGACCTGGCAAAGCATCCAGGACTGCTGATAATAGCTCTGGATTTATGCCAATCTCAAGTTGAGTCTTGTCCTGCCACCCGAAATTGCATCTTAAATCGAATTCATAGCCTCTGGTATTGCGTGCCTTTAATAGCCCGTCATTCTTTTGCAGTTCCATAACCAAGAGCGCCCGGGATACCGTGTGTGAGAATTGCGGCTGTTTTCTCATTCTACTAAGCTGCTCTTTACTATAAAAGCCAAGAAAGTAACACAAGCCAGCCACTGTATAATTAGTTTTTACGGTAGCTTGAGAGACTTCTCCTTTATTAGAAATCACGTCTTCAACCGACCCTGCGTCACAATGCGCGAAGTATTCGTCAATCTTGATCTGGAGTTGCTCGGCAGTTTTATAACGTGGTGGTCGACCAGCCGGCATTGAATCACCTTATATAGAATAAAAAAAAGAAAAACCCGGAAAGCGGGAGGGTCGCCGACCGGGTCCGGTTAAAAGAGCATGAGACGCAAAGCCCACATGTACAATATGCTGAACAAGTAGTCAAGCCTTAAAATCGAACATGTACAATAACCTGAACAAGTCAAATGCCTACCTGGTTTCCAAACGGAAACAAAGATTTTACCACAAATCCCCATAACATACTAAAACAAAACAAAATAACCACCAGTTTCCATCCAGAAACAGCCTATTTTGCCCTACCCCCTGAATATCACACTGAAATAACAACACAAACAAATCCACAGTTTCCAAACGGAAACCA